ATATAATGTCTGGGTCAAGATTGATCGTTGAGGGTCAACCTATACTCACTGCTAAAGTTTTTGAGGTCGGATTTTCAGGTAAAAAAGGTTCATTACCTAATGAACATAGAGAATCTCCAACCACGACTACAACAACCACAATTGCTCCGACACCAACAAACACTCCTACACCAAGTATTACCCCCACAAATAGTCTGAGACCGACTGCAACACCTGCGGTGACCGTTACTCCCACACCTACAAAAACACCAACCCCAACGATAACACAAACACCTACATTAACAAAAACCGCAACACCATCAGTAACAGTTACACCAACCAACACTTTAACCCCTACACCAACCGTAACTAATAGAATCACACCGACACCAACTAATACAGTAACTCCAACTATAACACCAACACCAACAACAAGTCCAATACCTGTGACGGGATATGGTTTCAATCTAATAGTATTACCTTACAACTTTCCAACTACAGGTAATACAATTATGAACCAAGGTGCTGTCCAAACAGGAACTACCAACCCTAATGAATTAACGATAAGTGGTAGAGGAATATACTTCAATTCAATTGATTCTGACGGTATAGATAGAACAAGTTATTTCTCACAATTTACAGGTCAAAGTATTACAATTACAATGACTCAAACAGGAAGTACCGCGATTTACTCTGGTGATACAAATGCATTCAAATATTGGTCAGCAACTACAGGAACACCTCCAGGTGTTGCAGGTGATGGATTTGTGTTTGGTACTCAAGTAGGAGTTCCTCCTTCGAACACTCCGTCAGGAAACGCAGTTTTAATCCAATCAGCAACAACTAACTTTGTGACGGGTCAAACTGTATATATAAGTTATGTTGTTAATTGACACTAATCAAACTATTTAGATATTTATCTTTATACTTAATTTTTTAATATGGAAAATAACAATCAAAATCTTACAATTTGGCAGAGGTTATCAAAGACATTTGGACCAAACTCTCTGTTAGGACAAGATTTGCCCACATACTCATTAGACAAAAAAGAGTTATTAAAAACCACGAATAAACAAGAATACGAAAGAGAAAAATTACAAGCTCAACAATCTTTTTATTTATCGGGGCAATGGGCAAAAATTGAGAATAACTTATACACTCAAGCAATTTATTACGAGCCAACAAGATTGGCGGCATTCTATGATTACGAGTCAATGGAATTTACACCTGAAATATCAACAGCTTTAGATATATATGCTGAAGAATCAACAACGCCAAACCAAGATGGTTATATTTTACAGATCTATTCTGAATCAAAAAGAGTAAAAGGAATTTTAACGGATTTATTTAATAATGTTTTAGATATCAACACTAATTTACAGATGTGGACAAGAAATACCTGTAAATATGGTGATAATTTTGTGTATTTGAAATTAGACCCTGAGAAAGGTATTGTTGGTTGTATGCAATTACCAAACATTGAGATTGAACGTTTAGAAAGAGGTATGGCGGCAAAAGCAATTAATGCCGAAGTAGATCCAAAACAAAAAGGTTTAAGATTCCATTGGAAAGTAAAAGACATGGAATTTAATAGTTGGGAGGTAGCTCACTTCAGATTACTTGGTGATGATAGAAAACTGCCTTACGGAACCTCAATGTTGGAGAAGGCAAGAAGAATTTGGAAACAATTATTATTATCAGAAGATGCGATGTTAATCTACAGAACTTCAAGAGCACCTGAAAGAAGGGTATTTAAAGTATTTGTTGGTAACATGGACGATAAAGATGTGGAAGCATATGTACAACGTGTGGCAAACAAATTTAAACGTGATCAAATTGTGGATAATAAAACAGGTAATGTTGATTTACGTTTCAATCAAATGGCGGTGGATCAAGATTACTTCGTACCTGTACGTGATGTTTCACAAACAATGCCAATTGAGACATTGGCAGGAGCCCAAAACTTATCTGAGATTGCAGATATTGAATACATCCAAAAGAAATTAGTTACGGCATTAAGAGTTCCAAAGGCATACTTAGGATTTGAGGAAGTTGTTGGTGATGGTAAGAACTTATCATTACAGGATATCCGTTTTGCAAGAACAATCAATAAAATTCAAAAGGCAATGATTGCCGAAATGAATAAAATTGCAATCATTCACCTATTCATTTTAGGATTTGAGGATGACTTACAAAATTTTACATTAGGATTAACAAACCCGTCGAAACAAGCGGATTTATTAATGATTGATGTGTGGAAAGAAAAAGTGTTATTATACAAAGATTTAGTTTCTGAAATCCCTAACACATTATCACCAACTTCGGCGACTTGGGCTAAGAAACATATTTTTGGTTTCTCTGATGAAGATATCAAATTGGATACTCAACAACAAAGATTAGAAAGAGCAGTTGCCGCTGAATTAGCTAATACTGCAACAGTTATCACTCATACAGGTATGTTTGATGTGGTTGATAAATTATACAAAACTAAATCAGGATCTACAGTAAATCCACCGGCAGGCGGGGAAGCATCTGCAGGTGGTGGAGGTGGAGGATCTTTCGGTGGAGGATCATTACCTGACTTCGGTGGAGGGGGAGAAAGTTCTCCTGAACCATCATTACCACCATTAGGTGGGGAAGAAGGTGGTGGAGCTCCTGAAGCACCTGCAGCACCGGGAGCACCACCTGAAGAAGAAGAAACATTACCTGAAGGAAAGAAAAACGATAATTTAAATATCTTATTAGAAAGTGATGATATTCATGGTGATAAGTACATTGATCTATCAAAAGGTAGAAATTCTTTAGGTTCAATCGAAAATGAATTGAGCAAATTATTAAGAGATTGATATTTATAATAAAAAAGATTATGAAATTCGGTAAATTAAAATCAAAAATAGAAAACAAATTAGTTGAATCATACAAAAATGGGACAATTAAGAACGATATGTCTAAATTTAACTCATTGGTGTTAAAGAATAAAAATGTATCTAAACTTTTCTACTTATATGATGAGTTAACATCAAATAGAGGTTTGAATGAATCAATCGCTAATGAATACATTAATCAAAGCATTACATTTTATGAGAATACGATTAATAAAATTAAACCTAGTGATTTAAAAGGTTTAAACTCTTGGTTAGAAGGAACTGAATATAACAATGAATATGATGTTGTTGATGATTTGTTCTCAACAGGTGTTACAAAATTAGAAGAAAAAATTACAAGTAAGAAAACAATTTTAGAAACAATAACAAAAACACCTAAAGAAAATAAAGATGTTGTGGCAATACCATTAAAAACTATGGTTGACATTGCAAACAAAACAATTAATAATTACGTAAGTGATTTAACTGAATCAGATCAGAAAAAATTAAAATCAATTCTATCTTTAAATGAAGATGAATTAAAAGAAAAATACGATACTTTAAAAGAGAGTATAATCTCTAAATTAGAGAAAATTCAAGAAAGTGAGCAAGATAACGAAGTAGGTGAAAGAATCAATGAAACAATTACAAAAGTTAATTCTGAATCATTTGACAAATTGAATTACTTAAAGCTACAAGAATTAAATAATAATCTTTAATCGTTACTCTTAAGTTTTTGACGATATATAGCCTTATTAAGAATTTCTCTATTTTTAACAGACCTTTTAGTGAACTCCTTCCTATCATTTAGGTGGGAGTTTTGTCTTGTTTTAATTACCTTAGATTTCAATTCTTTAAGAGCTTTCTCAATACCCCCATGTTTGGTTACTTGTACTATTAGCATATAATATTTTAATATTTATTTTATATTTGATATATATCACAAAATTAACTATTTTTTCATAAAATAAACATTGTATTATGGAAATATCAAATGAAAAAAGGGAAAACCTCAAAAATGAGCGGGTTTAGAAACTCAAAAATTACTTACGGAACCGTAGATTCCAAAAACTTCAAATCTTTATACTTAAATCTACAAACTTGGGTAGAACCCAAAATAGATGTTGAGAATTGGTCAAGACTCGTATTAAATATGAATAGATCAATTAAACATTCAATATTCAATCATATAGATAAACAGATGTTTGATGATAAATTTATTGTTGATATGGATTTACGAACAAGCGGATTATCAATAAAAAAGAAATCATTTATGAATTTAGAAATTAATCTTTATCTTATTGATGAGGTTGATTTTAAAGACTTAAAACTAAAACGTAAATTAAAAGATATCATTAAAGGAATATATAATGACGTATTACATAAGAACGATAATTTCAAATTTTATTTAACAAAAAACGGGAATGTTAAACCAATTAAAGTAAAAACCGAAAAAGTTTAGTATTTATAATAAAAAAATACTATGAGCGGTTATAAAATTTTAGGACCCCAAGATTCGGGAAAAGGTATTCTTATCGAATATGATGCAGGATATATTAATCCTAACGAGGGTCGTAATTTAGATATATTAAAAGAGTCAAGAAATATGCTTGACCATTCTAAACCATTTGAGTTCTATGCTGTATTACAGAAATATAACACACCTAATAGAAATGGTAGAGTTTATCCTGAGAAAATATTAAAGAGAGAAGCGGACAACTATAAGAAAATGATAGAGAAAGGTACCTCTCTTTCTGAATTAAATCACCCTGAATCATCATTGATTGATTTGGATCGTGTTTCTCACATTATCACAGAAGTATGGTGGGATGGACCTGTATTATTAGGTAAATTAAAATTACTTACAAGTCCGGGATTTCACGAAAGAGGGATTGTTTCCACAAAAGGAGATTTAGCGGCAAACTATTTACGTCAAGGAGTTACTTTAGGTATTTCTTCTCGTGGTGTTGGATCACTTAAAAAAGTGGGGGAACAAAATGAAGTTCAAGATGATTTTGAGTTAATTTGTTTTGACCTTGTATCTTCCCCATCTACGCCGGGAGCTTATTTATTCTTAGATAAGAATGACCGATTAAATTATGAAGAAAATTTAGATGAGGAGAAAAAAATGTCGGTAGAAAGAAATGTTGGGGAATCTGGTAACAAATCGCTTGACTTAATGAAAAGATTATCCGATTATTTAGGAAAATAATTATATATGGAACAAGGAGAAAAATATTTTGTGGCAAAGATCACATCAGATTTGTTAGACAGCGAATCAGGAAAGGTTAGAAAAGTTAGAGAAGAAAAATTGGTAATGGGTTATACCCCTACTGATGTTGAAGCTAAAGTAACCAAAGTATATGAACATTACACAATGGATTGGAGAATCACTTCAATTACTGAAAGTAAAATTGATGAGGTTATTGACTAATTTTTAAATTAATTACATTTTTTTAAATGGAGGTATTTTTTAATATCTCCATTTTTTTTTGTCTCAATGTTATAAAAATGTGAATTTTTTCAAATAGCATACTATTTATATTGTAAAAACAACAAAACTATAATGAGCAAAAACAAATCATTGGTTGAAGATACTTTCTTACAAATGAGAAATTTGGAAGAAGTTATTAACGAAAACGCAAAAGGAATACTTGCTTCTACAATGAAGGAAGAAATCAGATCATTAGTAAAAGAGTCCCTTAACGAACAAGACGACGAAGAGGAGATTGACTTAGATGCTGAATTAGACGATACTGACGTATCTGACGATGAGGTTGATAACATCGGCGACGAAGACGAAGATGATGACCAATTAGACGTTATGGCTATGGACACAGAATTCGATGACGAAGACGAAGACGATACAATTGATTTGACGGGAGCATCAGCAGAAGACGTGTTAAAAGTTTTCAAAGCTATGGGACCTGAAGACGGTGTGATCGTAAAAAGAGAAGATGATATGATACATTTATCTGATGATAATAACGATGTAGACTATTTTATCCAATTAAGTGAATCCGAACAAGAAGATGACGAAAAAGAAATGTTGAAAAACGATGAACTTGACGAATCTTGGATGGAAGAGGAAGATGATGTTACTGAAACTATTTACGAAATCGAAATGGATGAGGAAGATGGTGACGAAGACGAATATCATTCACACTTAAAAGGTGAAATGGAAGAACGTTATCACATGGATCGCAAAGACCCTGAAGACGATGATGATGATTTTGATTTTGGTGACCTTGAAGACGAAAGTGATTGGTCTCAATTAGATGAAGATGAAGACGAAGAATTCGTAATTGAATCTAAATCTAATTTCAAAACAAAAGGAGTTGGTATGGGTAACGCATCAAAATTCAAATATGACAAAAAACCAAATCAAGGACAAGGTTTCAAAACAAAAATGAAACAAGGAACTAGAGGAGTTGGTATGGGTAAAGCAAAATTTGAATATAAAGAAGGCGAAAATTTGGAAAAAGGTAAAAACACTATCGTTAAAAAAATGGAAACCAAAGAAGCGTCTCGTACGTTAGGAAATGGTTCTAATTTTAGAAAAGGTGGTTTACCAAAACCAAGAGCACATTCAAAAGCAAACACAGCAATCAAAAAAGAAAGCGTGGACACAAGAGAATTACAAGTTCTTAGAGAAAAAAATGAAGAGTACAGAAGCGCATTAAATGTGTTTAGAGATAAATTGAATGAAGTTGCGGTATTCAACTCAAACTTAGCTTACGCTACACGTTTGTTCACAGAACACTCAACTACAAAACAAGAAAAAATCAATATCTTAAAAAGATTTGATAGTGTTGAAACTCTTAAAGAATCTAAAAATTTGTATAAATCAATAAAAGACGAACTTTCTGACGTAGGTACTAAAGATAATACAATAACAGAATCATTTGAAAGAACAGTTGAAAAAACTCCAACATCTGGATCAGCAGTTAATTTAATTGAATCTAAAACGTATGAGAATCCTCAGTTCTTAAGAATGAAAGATTTAATGTCTAAATTAAAATAAAATAAACAAACAAAAATAAAAAACCAAAAAAAATGGGAGCATTATTAGAATCAGGTCTTGTTGGTAACATCGGTTTGAAACACCTTAAAGTTATCAAAGAAGATACAATTAACAAATGGGATAAATTAGGATTCCTTGAAGGCCTTAAAGGTCACCTAAAAGAAAACGTAGCTCAGTTATATGAAAACCAAGCTTCTTTCTTGATTAACGAAGCAACTTCTGAAGGTTCTAACGGAGCATTCGAAACTGTTGTTTTCCCTATCGTAAGAAGA